CGAATCTTGATATGGACTTAGTAATGATTAGATTTATCTTTCCATTTAATGCGTCTGCGATCATTTTATTAAAGCCTACACGTCTTTTTGTATTAGTCCCAGAGATACCTTCATCTGCATAAACGTTTATATACTCCCAATCTGGCTTATCTTCTATAAACTTCTTGTAATAGGTGACTTGAGCTTCATAGCTAGTATATTGTTCGTCTGAGTTGGTAGAAACTCTTGCATAGGCTGCGACTTTCTTAACTGCCATTTGATTAAGTGGCATTTGTGTTAATGGGTGAATCGTAGATGGAATGACAGTAACCTTAGCCATGATGAACACCTCCCTGATGTTGTTTCAATGCTCTTTGTTTTGCCTTCTCCCTCATTTCAGGCGTCCAAGCTTCACTTCTTGAGCTTTTGTTCCAAGACTGTTCAACACTTGTTTCATCTTTAAATTGAAAAATAAGTTTGTTTTCGGGCATCACGAGTACCTGCTTAACTTTTGATTTTAATACTTCTTCATCAAAGGATCTAATTTTCAATATTGTTTTAGCAGCTTTTTTAATTTCTCTGTCTGGTACTTGTTTAGATGGGCAAGCTTCTATTCCTTTCGTTACTGAAAGTGAACATTTCCATATTTCGTTATGTGGTGTGGTTTTATGAGTATATGCTTTACCACAAATCCCACACTTTATCATGCCCTTGAAAGCTTGAGGTTTTTTATTTATTCTTGGTTTGATTCTTTCAGCTCGTTGTTTTCTTATTTCTTGAACTTTATCAAATAGATCCTTGCTAATAATCGCCTCATGATTCTTTTTAACTGCATACTGGTCAAGCTCACCTGAATTGATGATTTTTCTTTTAGATAAGTGATTCTCTCTAAATGTCTTTTGAAGTATCAGATCGCCTGTGTAGTTATAGTTGGATAATATGGTCATGATGCTTGATCTATTCCATTTTGCTGAATTCTTCGGAATGATACCTCGTTCATCAAGGATTTTGCCGATTGTATCGGCACCATATCCAGCAATGTATAATTGATAAATCTGTTGTACGATCTTAGCTTCATCTGGTATTACGATGAAACGTTTGTCTTCAAGTGCATATCCTAAACATGGTTTGCCGCCCCATAGAATACCTTGCTCAAAGTCTTTCTTGATTCTCCATTTCATGTTCTCCGATGTGCTTCTGGATTCCTCTTGAGCAAATGTCGCAAGGAACGTTAGAATCATTTCACCTTCACCGCTCAAGGTATGCACGTTCTGTTCCTCAAAGAACACATCAATACCTAATGACTTCAATTCTCTAACGGTTTCTAATAAAATGACTGTGTTTCGAGCAAATCTTGATATCGATTTGGTGATGATCATATCTATCTTCCCCGCTCTACTATCCTCAAGTAAATTTTGAAACTCCAATCGTGAATCTTTAGTACCAGTTAACGCTTCATCTGCATATACACCAGCAAATGACCACTCACTATTATCATGGATCAGTTTCTTATAATGGTTAACTTGAGCAGAAAGCGAGTGAAGCATAGCATCTTTACCACTTGAAACTCTAGCGTAGGCTGCAACCCTCATCTTACTCGCTAACTTGGGTAACGCGTTTACTTTTGTTACTGTTTTCTTTGTCATGATTTACCTCCTCTTCCGACACACTATATATCACTCTTTTTAAAGGTATAGTCAAGTCAATAAGTCGGTATAGATTACCTTTTTTGATACAATACTTATCTGCTAAATGTGACTCTGCTTTTTGATAATCTTGCTTTGTCATGATGCCTTTTTCAAACATTGTTTTTAAGGGAGTTATGGATAAAAGATACTTTTCAAGATTAGATCGTTTCATGGTGTTTTTTCTCTTTTAGATGTTGATTCCAAAACTGATACCTGCAATGATCAGAACAGAATACTTTTTTCTTCTTTCCCTTGACAGATTTCATGGTGATTCCGCAATATTTGCATGTGCCGAGAAGTAAATCTTCTTCTGATATTTTTGCAAGTGTATACCTTACTGCACTCGCAGTCATGGATAACTCTTTCGCAATTCTTTTGTATCCATATCCTTTTTCTTTCAACTCGTTTATCCTATTTTTTACATCATCACTCATAAGATCAACCTCCTTCACTAGTTAAATGGCGAGGTAAGGTCCGTTTTGCCGGTAAAAAATAAAAAAAACCTCATGTTGAGGATAATTTCCTGTTCATGAGGTCTGTGATTATTTATTTAATTGTTCTTTGATAATTTTTTCTGCTTCAGATAAGGTTTCTTTTCCTTGCATCTTGTTGCTGAATGATACGTAGTCATTAATGATCGCTTCAATCTTAGATTGATTTGTTTCGACAAATTCAACTGCTTTCTCTGTAGATCCCGTAATGTTACTTACCCATTCACTTAAACGAGAAATAACAGCTAACTTTTTATCATCGCCATTAAGATATGTCTCGCCTTTAGTTTTAGCTAACTGATTTTTTTCTTCTACAATCATAATAAATTCTTTGATCGTTTTTTGGATGCTTTCATCGAAGATAACATCTTTTGCTTTGCTGACCAAGTCATATACATTTTCAGCTGTTTCTTTAAGATCTTGTTTGACCTCTTTGATTATCTCATTAAGAGATTGATTTTTACCCATTTTTGATGTCACATACAGAGCTAGTAGTAACAGCGAAATTATTAGTAATAAAATTTCAAGTGTTGTCATTTTCTTTTCCTCCTAAATGTTTATAGATATTAACTTGTGAATCTTCTAATCTTGACACACGATGTTCTAACACATTCACATCTTTTTTAAGCGATTTTATATCTTGAGAATGAAGTTCAAGCAAGTTAATCATTTTCACATTTTGCTTTTCTATTTTTTGTAGGTTAACCATGATTTCATCATTCTTTGACTTATTGTTTTTTTCTTGCCTATTGAATTGTTTAATCGTGGTTAATATCACTACAACCATTGTCACGATCCAATAGATTAAGTTTTCCATTCTAAATAGACTTAATAGATTATCCCAGTCCATGATTTTTCATCTCTTTTCTGTAATTACTCAAGTAATCAATTTGTTCTATAATTTTATCAACATACTTTGTTGCATCATGAGTTTTGTAATTTGCCTTATACTCAAGCATTAGACTATACCAAGGTTCCGAAACCTTTAAATTAAACTGTCCAGTCTCATCATAGTGATCGAGCATACCCCTAAGTCGAAACAAATGGTAATGTGTCTTTGAGGTTGGATTGATTTCAAATTTACTTATGGCATAGACTAAAACAGCATCAATAAAATGGTAGATGAAACTTCGATCAACAGATTTAATAAGTTCATTTAGTTCATTAGAAAATTCAGGACTAAGATAATATTCATTTGAATCTATGCCCATGATATTATCGGCTGCTTGTCTGTGGTAAGCAATGATCGAATCGTCAAATTGCTGTCTTTTTATAAAATCTTCTTTCGAGAAAACAAAAAGATCATAATTTCCAATAAATAAATGCAGTATCCCTTTAAAACCGTCTAATACAACAGTTAAATCAATATCGCTATTTTCATCATCTAAACCATAAGCCTTAGAACCCCCATAATAAATGAGTAATATTTTTGTGTTTGGAAACACTTCTTTTATCATGTTATATATTTCATTCATCTTGAGATTCCTCAACGTGTTCAGGTATTGGATCAACCACTTCTAAATCATCCAATGAATCATCAAAACCAATCACATTTTGTTTTAACCAAAGATATCCATGTTCAATCGGATTTGTATTCAAAAATGTTGGATAATCTAATTGAGGTATTTCGATGTCAATCTCCTCAATAGGATCACTTTGATTTATTCTTGCTTCTTTTGATAGATAAGTTGATACACAAAGTATGATCCTTTTATCTTTATAGTTAATGCTAAACGCTGATATTCTATGGTATGAAGCTTGAACGCCAAACTTCGTATCTAAAGCCTTAATAATTGCCATATTGTCCTCACTTTCTTTTCACACGGTAAATCGTAATTGATAAAGTATCTGGTGAACCGAGATTTAATCCAGTATTGATATAAAGTTGTCCAAGATTACCATTTACTGTATGCACAAAATCACATGACTTAATAGTTGAGTCACCTTGACCAGATAAAGTTGTTACACTTTTACCGTATGCAACCCATTGCACGATATCGCTGAGTGATGACCTAAACATTGGGGATAATTCAAAAGAGATGATTTTCGATATACCACTTGTGATAGTTGGTCCTGTTTCATAACTATCTTCGATATATTGAACCGTTGTGTTTTTTGAACTTCTTGTTTGATAGACGCTACTTTCTGTACTTGCATAATAATTTAAGTAACTACCCGTTAGAGTTGATGATGCGGCAGTTCGATAATAAAAATAAGTATCTGAGACATCTGTTGATGTACCATAAGTTGATGAAACAATATGGATTTTATAGATGAAATTTGAATCAAATGAATAATTCAGAGTATGTGTATACGCATAGCCTTCATAACTATAAACAAGTTCCATCTCTCCACCAATTTTGACAACCGATGAAGGCGTTCTAGCGTATAAAGCATTCTCGTTATAATCAAATGCAAGTTCACCTAAATAGTTTAATTGTGCAGTTGTTGGTTTTGCAGTACCTCTTTTAACTCTGATGATAGCCATTAATAAGTCCCACCATCTATGATTGAGGTCGGCATAAGGACCTTAGTTTTATCAATACCTAATTTATAGGAAACTCTAGTTGGTGTGTAATTTGAGTCGACAACCGCTGTATAAATGAGTCCATCGATAATTACTCCATTGGTATAATCAGCCTCTGTTCCAGCAACTGCAATTCCATCAGCATCACTTATGTATACATTTTTAACGTTACTTAAGACTGTTCTTTGATCTTCAGTTAAATGTAAATTACTGGCGACATGCGTGTTATATGTTGATGCAGCTACACCACCTAATCCTGCAAGGGTAATTGATACCGCTCCGGTTGATCCATTAACACTTGTGACTGCATCTGTTGGTGTTAAGAGCTCTTGCCAGTTAGCTAGCGTTGAATAAGGTGATGCTTTAAGAATAAATGATTTGTTTAAGTCGGTTCTAACCGCAACGTCACCTTCTTGAGCTGTAGACAAACCAAGCATCGCAGTTTGACTTGCGACTACAAATGTATTTGTCATCGCAATCTTTGGTACAACACTGTCTGCTAGTTTGCCATTCGCATCGAGAACAGGTACATTCCCATTTCCGGTTCCAGTATTTTTGGTTGCTGCAGTTCCTAATCCAAGTGCAGTAATTTTTGTGTCAATTTGAGTGTTTACTTTAGCAACTCCAGGTATTTTTAAATAGTCTGATTCTGCTAGTGGAACTGATACACTAGCAACCTTATCTGCTTTTGCAATATATAGATGCTCACCACTAAAATCAACTAGTGGTTCACCAGCTTTTACTGATCCTGTTGTCCCAACAAGAGGACCTGTTCCTGCTGTAGTTCTTCTTTTAATTTGAATTGTGGCCATTTAAATTCCTCCTATTTTTTCATAAAGAAACTTGTGATTTTATGCGTTGAGTTTGTTGTAGTTAATGTCACAACCCCATTCTCATATGAGATGCTTAATGAGTAATCACTAGAAGCATATCGATATGAAACTGCTGTATTTGACCCAACGATAATAAATAGCAACTCACCTGGAAACGTAACAATTGTAGTACCATTAATCACAACATATAAGATCGCTTGGCTTAGTTCAGTTGAATTCGTTCCTGAGAAACGATAAGTTCCAGCAGAGACTAGCGTTAATTGTTTCCTGATTGGTAGGTAGTGATTAAATATTTCATCATCTAACGTATCAACACGTCCCTTATCGTTACTAATCATCTTTCTTGAATAACTAGTTAAAGTCACTGATGTTGTCGTTTTTGTATATGCACATAGTACCAACTCATATAGTCCATCTGTAGTTAATAAATTGGTTGTTGTTAATGAAGGATACCCTCCGGCCTGCTCTTTCAAGTATATGCTTACGCTGTCATCTGCTGAGTTTACACCCAAGACTACATAGCCACTTTTACTAGAGTCTGGTGTAACACCGATCATTGTTTGGTTTTCGATATATACTAATCGTCCAAATATTGATGCATAGCCATCGCTAAAGGTAATAGTATTATTTGCTAAAGTAAAACTGCATTCACTCTTTAATCCTTTTAAAATGCCAACATCACTCGAAAAAAGAAAATGATACAAATCTGAATCAATCTTAGCTGTAACATTGCCACCTTCAAATGTGATTTTTTGTAGACCCATCAGAATTCACCTCCATCAATATTTGAATTTGTAATTGTGATATTACTTGTTGAAGTACTGCCAGTATTTTTACTGAGCAGTTGTATTTTTTCTGTGAGTTTCACTCTGTATTCTCCTAACGTTATCGTTGCATATTTCATTGAATCTCTAAATTCAATTCCAGTTATAACTGAATCATAGGTTTTACCTTTATGAATAAACGATACATAATCACCTAAATTAATGTTTTTGAACGGTACAAAAATGTTATTGTTCATATCAATCATAAAAGTAATGTTGTGATCTAGTTTTGACGTGACCATTTCACTTCTTGCTTTTGTTTCAAGAGATAAGTATTCGTTATCTGTATAAAAATAGCTCTTTGACATCACACTTGTATATCTTAGATCAGACGAGCTATCTTCTGTGATATCTCCAGTTGTTAGTAGATAAAACGTTCTAACATTTAGATAGGTTTGGTTTTCACTTCTCGGATAGAAAATGACCTTATTAACGAGTTGACTTGTTGAATCATTGGTTTCTATCTGCATGATTGATGAAAAATCACTTTTGATGGTCGTCCCTTGATTGACACCAACAATTCTAAATTTAATACCCGTAATTCTTCCTCTAATGTAGATGACTTCTGTTTTAAAACTAATACCATATCCCTTAGATACGAGTTCAAATATCTTTGACATATTAATGATGTTGTCTGTTTCAAAATTCAAACTTCCGGATGCACTTGTTTCTTTACTGATATTTAAATATGACAAATTTTGTCTTGTGTCTGAATTATTCTTGAAATAGCTCGAAATGATTTGATATAAATAATCCGCTAAATCACCACTAAAACTTGGTGCAATGATATCCAAATTAAAAATCTCCCTAAAATCGAGAGATTTAATACTCGTTGTATAATCATCTAATCGTTCAATACTTTCAAGAATACCTATATATGAGAATGTGTCATGTTTCAGGATGACAATATCCCCGATTTCACAGTTAATCTCTGTCTTGTTCACTTGAAACGTTGATCGCTTAATTAAAACCATGTCTAAAATGATCTCATATTGCTTACTGACATATGCATTATCTTTATACTGCAAAGTACTTCGATCTAAGAACAATAGTTTCATATTAAATCCCTAAATATCCTTCAAGCACAGTTACTTTACATATCGTTTCAGTTGCAACGCCTGGTTTAAACTCAAACTCGTAATTACCATGACCCAGAAAGATAAAATTATCCGTTTCAAAATCTTGTAATCCATATATGTCTGTAACAATACCTGATTCTTCTTTTGTCATTAACTGTTTACTTGGAATAGCGTTTACTACAATAGAAGCATTATCAGCAGTTATGTATAACCTTAGAGTTGCCACAATCTCTCCGCTCTTCTTGACTATAACTTCAGGATCAATTACATCTCCAAGCATTTCTATGACGACAGGTGCATCATCCAATCCATCATTAATGATAAATGTTTTTCCCTCATATGAACTTGAATAGTGATATGGATAAATATAAGGATATACTTTGCCGGTTGCAGTTCCATTTGCTATGATTTCATAAGTCTTTTCTCTTAGCCATAGTGATAACTTTTTGAAAACAATAGTACTTTGTAATGTGCCCGAAATGAGTTCTGCTTTCGTTAGGCTTGCTACATCAACAAAACAATATGCCTTAAATGCATCTGTTTGATAATATAACTTTAGGTCGTCACCACTTTTACTAATGAAATCAACAAAGGCTTTATATCCTATATAACCTTTTAAGAATACAAGTGTTGTCGTTATTTCTGAAAGTGGAATCTTATATTCTGACCTTGAAAAAAGGTTATGATATTCTAAATACTTGGAATCGAGAGCAACCCCTAATCCACTTACTTGAGAGATGTGTGTTTGATTTTTATAGTTAAAGTAGTAAGTGTCACCATATTTGTTTTCTATATAAAATTGCCTAATCAAATCACATTACCTCCTAAAGCTCTATTGATGGAGTCTATATCGAATGTCGGAGATGTCGTATTGATTGTGATATTGTTTGTGTTGCTTGTTGACGAATTCGAATTGGAGTTGTTGACTGTGCTTGATCCTTTTAGATTAAATGTGTCACTAAAAAATCCACCAACCTTACCGAAAAATCCACCAACTTTATCTGCAGCTTTTCCTGCAAAATCACTAATGCCACTCGTAACTTTAGAAGCAATATTACTAATGCCGTCAGTTACACTGCCGAATACATTCTTTATCTTCCCACCGAAGTCTCCAATTTTTGATGGCAAATCTCCAATCCATTCGAATATTTTCTGAATGAACTCGATGATTTTTTGTACAACTTTTAAAATGGGATCCAGGACTGTTTTTAATACTTTAATTGCCGGTACCAAGACAGCTTGTAATATCTCTCCTAGTGTTGTAATTAGAGGTGCTAACATTTCTAAAATCTCAGCAAACATACCGACTTGCATGATAAGTGGCATTAAAATAACATCTAAAATTGGAACAAGTAAATCAACAAGCATGATAACAAGCTCAATAATCACATCGAGTATGGGTTGTAGTGCTGTCATGAGTGCATCTACGATAGAAAGTATTGGTGGTAAAAGCTGCATAAAGGTTTCCATAAGCCTATCAAGAAGCGCTTTGAACTCTTCACTTTGAAATAGTGCCATCGCTAAAATGGCGATTAGCGCGCCTATTCCAAGCGTCGCAAAGTTTATACCTGCTCCTGCGAAAAGCCCCGCAGATCCAACACCCTTAAGCGTCATGGCGATGATATTAAGCAGTGGACCAACTTTACCTATAATAGCTAGAACTGGACCAACAGCAGCAACAAGTCCAACCAATGTAACAACCATCTTTTTGGTATCAGAATCTAAGCTATTCCACCTTGCAATCCAATCTTTCACAACGGGTATCATTTCATCTCTTACTTTGATAATAATAGATTGAAGAATAGGCATCATGGTTGTTGCGATATCCACACCTAAACTTGATAGGGCTTGTTTTGTTCTATCTAGTGCATCTGTAAATTCACCAGCTTGTGCTGCTTGCTCATTAGTAACAATACCAAGATCTCTTGCTTCCTGTCTTAAGTCGTTAATCGTAGAAATCTCACTAGAAAGAATAGGTATAAGTTCAGTTCCAATTTTCTCTCCAAAGAATTCATTAGCAACACCAACTCTTAAGGCTTCATCTTCAACCTTACTTAATGCTTCACTAATAATTTCAAATGCCTCATCAGCATTCTTGCCTTTTAGATCATCAACAGTTAATCCGATCAAAGCTAAACTATCAACAACTTTGCCCGCATTTCCAGTTGCTATATCACCTAAGATACCATTGACTTTAATAAATCCTTTATTAAGACTTTCTATCGATACACCCATAATGGTAGCAACGTGATTCCACTCTTGAAATGCTTCTGCAGTTAAACCTATCTTTTGAGCTGTATCGCCAATTTCATCCGCAGTATAGGCCGCTTTGACTGAAAAGGCTGTTAAAGCAGAAACGGCTCCTAAAATAGGAACCGTTACAGATTTTGTGAGCGTTGAACCAAGTTTACCAATCTTATCAAATTTAGCATTACTTAATTCTTTGATTTTACCATTGGTTTTACCGAGCTCATTATTTAGTTTTGATATCTCAGCTTCTGTGTATTGTACATTGCGTTTGAGTTTATTGAACTCTTCTTGACTCATATCGCCAATCCGAACAGCCTTTTTAGCTTGTTCAAGTTCTGCATTTTGAGCGTCAAGTCGCTTTTTAGTTGTCGATAATATGTTGTTAAGTTTATCTTGTTTTGACTTCCAAAGATCTAAATTTGAACTATCGTAACGAAGGTTAGTATTAATGGCTTTAAGATCTTTATTTTGTTCTTTGAGATCTTTCTTTATACCATTAAGTTCGTTTTCAAGATCTTTACCATCAAGTGTCAACTTTATGTTTAAACTTTTGACTGTTTCTGCCATTAGTATTCACCTCCAGCGTATAAAAAAACACACCTTTCAGTGTGTTTCAACGTTATTCGTTAGTTTAATCTACTTAATCCTGTTTGTATATCTATATAAAAGCAATGCGCCTATTGCAGATAAAATGAAGCTTCCTATGACAGCAGTATAAAATCCTGACTTAACATCTGCAAGTGGAATAAAGCTAAAGTTCATTCCATAAAATGAAGCGACTAGTGTTGGTATTGATAAGACAATTGTAATAACGGCTAATGCTTTCATTACAATATTTAAGTTGTTTGAAATGATAGATGCAAAGGCATCCATCATACCCGCCAAAATATCTCTATAAACAGAACACATTTCTATTGCTTGATTAATTTCGATTTCCGTATCTTCAAGCAAATCTAAATCATCCTCATATTTTTTAAACTCAGGACTTCTTGTTAACTTATGTACAACAACTTTGTTGGCATTCAAAGCTGTTGAAAAATATACGAGGGATTTGTTCAATTCCATCAAATCAAAAAGTTCTTTATTTCTCATCGAATGATGCAACTCTTTTTCAACATCTTTAGTTTGACTATCTATTTTCTTTAGAAATGAAATATAGGTCATGGCTAATCTATATAAAAACAACAGAGTTAATCTGACTTTTTTATGAGGTTCAATTTTCTTATTTTTGATTAATAAGTCTTTGATGAGATTGGTCTCTTGTGAACTTACCGTAATTAAATGATTTTCAGTATGAATAATGGCAAAAGGTGTTGTCGTATAAGAATTTTTGCTATTCTTGATTGGATCATAAAGTGGCACATCTAATACGATTAATTTTGCATTATCTTCAGAGTCAATATGTGCGGTTTCTTCTTCATCTAGGGCACTCATTAAAAACTCAGTGGGTACATTTAATTTAGATTTCAACCATTCGACTTCATGATTTGTTGGTGCTGTTACTTCAATCCATGAACCACATGCTAGTTCTTGGGTTTCTAAAATATTGATGTTTGTTTTTTCTAGTTTCTTGCTTGTTTCATAATATTGTCTAATCATTGCTCACACATCCTTTTGGAGCAATTAGACATAATATCTTTTCCATTTTAATCTCCTCCTAATTTATATTTTTTTTCTCATTAGAAGGTAATTTGAACGTGATTAACTAACACTCTCGCAATCAACGTGCGAATGTATATTAAAAATAATATAGATTGACAGATTCAAATTACCCTGTTGTATTCGCTCGTGATCCGATTCCATTAGTTATTCACCTCCTTAACATCATGGTAATTATACCACGCTATCATTCGTTTGAAAATACCAAACTACAGTAAAAAGGTGTCTATGTCTTTTTGATTTGCATACCTCGATCCTTTGTTGCCATAAATTACTTTCATTTCTAATTCAACCATCTCAAAGTATGTCTCTAAATCAAAACACTTTGAATCCTCAATCGAGATTCCTAAATGAGCAAGATTAAAGATAATATTTGCTGTGATATTTTCATCATTTGCTTTTGATGTCTGATTGGGGTGTGGATCCTTTTTGAAACGTACCGAGCATTTCACCTATCGCATTCGTCAGATTTTCTAATTCATCTTGATTGCTTAAAAGAGAGAAATCGAGCGACATCAAGAAGTCATTATAAGATTGTTTGTAGAATGGTCTGTGTAGTATATAGATGATCCTAAAGATCGTATCAATCACTGTTGAAAGATCTTCTTCTTTTTTACTACTTGATTTCTCAAGTTTTTTTATATCACTAAACAACTCAGTTGAGAATACATTACGATAATCAATAATCGTAAATAGTGATGAATGCAGACGATACTCCTTATCGCCAAGTTTAAGTACTTTTTCCATGATTTACTCCTTAGACAAACGTTGGTAAAGATGGTGCTGTCGTTAAGAATGTACTATAGTTACTATCACCTACACCTGCAATAACTCTCAAAATTAGATTGTTACCAGATTCGATTGGTCTTGCTGTAATATTAAGTTCTATCGAATTTGCTTCAATCGAATCACCTTTTGATTTACTTGAGTCTCCTGATGGAGTTGCAGTGCATAAGTAATACCATATACGACGTGCTTTAACATCACCTTGAATCTCATATCCAAGTGCAAATGTCTTTGTCTCTGCATTGAGTATTTCAACTAAGTTACCATTCGTATCTTCTAAGAATCCAAAGATATCTTTTTTAAAGGCTTCATCAATTTCTGTAAACTTGAGCGTGACATTCGATCCGGAATTGGATACCAATGTTGCAATGACTTTATCATCTGCATATACTTGTGAGCTTCCCCCGATGGCTTCAGTTGTAATTTCTTGTGCACCTTCTAATCTTTTTGGTGTTGCAAAGGTCCAGCTGCCATCAACTGCCTGTGTTGCAAGTGCGTAATGTACGTTTGTTAAACCAAATGTTACTTTATTACCCATTTAAAAAACCTCCTGTTTAATTTCATAAATTCTGTTGATAGATCCATCTTCATTGACGAACTCTGACAATAAATCATATTCATAGCCCATAAAATATAAGGCTGCTTCTAATCTTTCTTCTAGTGACAAATCTTTCTTCTCAGTAATTAAACTGATTTGAAAAGTTGCAATTTTTGCAATAGATTTGTCATCTGCATAAACAATTGCTCGATTTGTTATTTCCTGATAAATAATGTAGTTTGGATCATTTTCTAATCCTACTCTCGTTCCATATGATACTTTTCCAGGAATGACTGAATTTAATGTACTATATAAAGCTTCTAACTTTTCTTGCATTACCCATCACCCTTTTCAATAATTGATTTGATATCTTCTAGCATCTTTGGAGTAAATAAATCGTAGGCTGGTCGCATGAACGGTCTTGGTCCTACATATTTACCACTTCGGTGTGTGAAACCAAACTCAAGTAAGTGTGTTAGTTTTCCTTTTTCACTTGAAAAAATAACGATGGATTTATTGATTCCACTGCCTTGAGATTCAGCAACGAATGAATCAGCAAAAGGTTTCGAACCACCACTTCTAGGTGCATTCGATTTTATATATTTCACAATTTCTTCTGCTGTTTCATCTAGTTTCTTCTCAAGTCTAAGAATTACTTCTTGTGCATAATCACTTATCATGTTGGAGATGACATCGCCAAGATCATCAAGCGTAATCAATGATATCACTCTTTCTGATATTGGTTTTACTTAAATAAAGTTCGATAAACTGTCCAATTTGATACGTTCGCTCAATTTTATAGATATCACCATCGATATCTGCGTACTGACTCTGATTAAAAAGAAAACTCTGAATTTTGAGAGCTATATCTATCTTGATATCAGACCTCTTACTTTCATAATATTCATTGGATGTGATACTGAAATTAATACCAATGACTTCTTTTGATGATTGTAATTGAAAGTTTATTGTACCTATTGAGTTGTGTATTTGATTCAAAGTTAACAATTTCAATCTAATGTTTGGTGAGTTAGGATACACTTTCATCTGCTCCTTTTGTTAGCGCAATTTGTCCCACTAACATGTCAAATGTTTTAGGTAGTTCTTTTGCACTCCCATCATTCTTAAATCCAAAGAATGTCTTCACATAAATAATGATGATCGTACTTACCATTGGGTTTGTTTCGTCATTAATATAAGATGGATTGATCCCACAGCTCGTCAGGTATGCTTTGCAGCTACTTATGTGAGTGGATAACTCATCGTCAGCATATGTTTCTGATAGTGGTATAAGTAGTGCTTTTTTTACAATGTCTAGTATGGCCATGAGATCAATCCTTTCTTTACGATTTAATGACTAGCTTCAGTTATTAGGCTGCAGCTTTCTTTTTAATACGAAGGAATCCGTTGTAGCCGACTACATTACCACCAGTGAATACTGATGCTTTGTAGCTGATGATTCCATCTTTGAATTTGTAATCTGTAGACTTACCAATTTCAACCGGTGAGAATACTGGAACTTCATAGTTCTTAAGTGCACCATACGCGATACCGTATTCACCAGCTGCAGTATTACTATCTGAAATAGCTTTACAATGCGAATTGATGATGTAAGGAATGCCGTCAATAGTCTTGTTCACATAATCAATTGTATGAACCTTACGACCTTCTTGAGTCTTAAGACCAGCGAAAGCACGTAAGTCGTTCTTATTCAAGATAAGGACTGCTCCACCTTCAATTTCCTCATCTCCGCCATAAGCAAAGACAATATCATCAAGTGTGGAATCGGTAATCGCTTCAATTTCGAGTGGGGCTTTATCAGCAAGTGCCACAGCTGCATCACTAAAGATACCTGTGAAGGTATTAGTCGTACCTGCACCACGCAAGATTTGTTCGCTGATTTTCTTTTTAAGTGAAATGTTGATGTTACGTAACACTTCCGCTTGATAAGGAATCGCAGGTAGTTTTTCAAGTTCTTCTGTGATTTCTGTGTAAGCAGTAATCTTCACCTTTGAAATAGTTAAATAACCAAATGCTGGTTCTGTTTCACTATAAGGTTGCCCTTCAAGAGTCGTTCCAGCGATACCATTACTTTTAATAAACGATTTCTTGTACGTCTCTCCACCATTAAGGTTGATTACATTAACACGATCTACAAGCGATGAAACTTGAGCGAATGGTACTGGTGCTAATCCAGAAGCAGTATGTTCTGGGAGTAAGATCTCTTCACTCGATACTTGGATCACACGATTTTCACGCAAACTCGCAGCACGCTTTTCTAGTTTTTCTTTATCGATTTGCGTTCTGTTGTCGATGATGATCGGCTTGATTTCTGCTTTGCTTGCAATCGCCATTTTCTTATCAATCACACTGCGTTCTTCTTGAAGTTCACTCGTTTCAGTTTCGAGTGCTTCAAGTTTGGTAATATCTGTTTCATTATCGACAAGACCTCTGATTTCAGTCAGTCTCGATTCGATTTCTTTTCGTCTTAATTCTAAATTCATGATTTCTTTCTCCTTTTAGATTTGAGTTTTTATTTTGATACGCTTTTTGATAATGCTTGATTTTTGTTCTTGCTCTGCTAACTCCATAGCCTTTAGTTCTAACTCCATAGATTCTAAAGAACGAGCATATATAGAAGTTGCATCGTATGCAGGTGTATCCACAACCGACACATCATACAAGCGTTCTATCTTAGTAATGGTTCTTTTTGGAATTCTACCTTCACGATTCCATACTTGTTCATCAACCGTAAAAGCAAAACTCATCTTATCTAGCAAACCACTTCTTACCATCTTATAGATGTCTTGATTCGTATTGGTATCCAATAATTCTGCACGAACCTTAAGTCCAATACTATCTACCGTAAGTGATAAAGATTGATTCTTAGTTCTGGCAATAATTAAAAAGGAGTCCATATGATTATATTTCATAGGAACATCCTTCATTTTCGTATCACGTAGTGCTCTTGAATCAA